TGGCCTGACAAGCGTGTTTACAGACATAAACATGAACGGGTACAAGCTGACTAACATCTTTACTGATCCTGATGACCCAACCAGTATTGCTACTGTCGGGGCACTTGGCCCGTACAGGCAGGATGCTTTGGATGCGGCTATTGCTGCTGCTGATAGTGCTCTGGAGGCGTTGGGGTACAGAGACACGGCTCTTGCGCATGCTGATACAGCAGGTGCACAGGCTGTGCTTGCTTCTGGGTATGCTGATGCAGCTTCAATAGACGCAGATGCTGCCGCCCAGAGCGCCCTCGACGCTGAACTCGCGGCTTCTTCCATTGGAGTGCTATCGTCTGAAGGCGAGTTAGCTATTGGCCAAGATACAATTACATTGGCATGGTCATACGATCCGCTGCTTGGTAATGTAGCCGTGTACTTGAACGGTGTGAAACAGGCTGGTGACACGCTTACGTTTATTGATGCAAATACTGTGAAGGTTGGCGCACCAGTAGAAGACATTACCACATGGGAAGCCGTGTCTGTCACCGTAGCTGGTGAGTCCGTGCTGACTGCCCTGAGAGATCAGGCAGAGGCCGCAAGGGACGCTGCTGAACTCTACAAGATGCCTATTGGTATCGCCTTTCCCTTCACTGGTGATACAGCCCCTGCTGGATTCGTAGCTGCTCAAGGTCAGTTACTGTCTCGGACAGGCTACCCTGACTTGTGGGCCTTTGCTCAGACCAGCGGGAACATGTCTGTGGATGACGCAAGCTGGACGAAAGGTAAGTACAGCCCCGGCGATGGAAGCACTACCTTCCGTATTCCTGACTTGAGAGATCAGTTCATCGCGTACCTCTGGTGCATCAAAGCGTTCGACGTAATTAGCAACCTTGCGATCCTTAATGCTCAGAGTGTTGTGAATGAGTTGGGGAGACTCGATGTAGATAAGTTGGATGCTGCTGAGATCGTGGCTCCTGGGGATGCACCTAAGTACGTATGTCGTGCATGGGTGAACTTCGATGGAACTACTACACCACCAACTATTAGAGCAAGTGGGAATGTGAGTAGTGTGGTGAGTAATGGGACTGGCGATTACACGGTGAATTTTGAGGTGGCTATGGTGGATGATGATTATTGTGTCACTGGGCTAGTTGGGAACAATTCGTCAACAGCTGCGGCTAGAGTTATACAAATTAGAAAAGACCTTTCCTCTATAAATTATTTAAGAATATACTCCATTTTTGCGGATTCTAGTGCGGGATACGGTTCATACCCGTTCGTAAACGTAGCAATCTTCCGCTAAATAGTTTATACAAGGAGTCAAAAATATGAAAGTAATTATATATCCAACAAACGATTCAATAGCGGTAATGGCTCCTTCTGGTGTTCTTCCTGTAGAAGAAGTAGCAAAGAAGGACGTACCAATTGGGGTGCCATATTTCATTGTTGATGCTACTGAACTTCCAGATACACCGCAAGAAACATGGGTAGTGGACTTCAGTGAACCTGATGGATACGGCGGTAATGTTCTTCCTGCTACCCCTGTCGAGAAGGTCAACAGCACTGAGGATATTGAACGGCACAGACCAGTTCGACGCTGGTACAATCAACGTAAGTTGGGAGTTCTAGTATGCAAAGAATAACAGTAAACCAAAAACTTCTCGATGCAATCAACGCCAAGGCTGCGAGGGAAACCTTCAAGGCAGACCGTCAGGCACTTGTGGATGCAATTGTTGTAGAGGTTGATGGTAAGTTCTTTGATGGTGACGAGCGGTCGCAGGATCGCATGGCAAGGGCTATCGGCATGATGCTCGACGACGAGACTACAGCTTGGGTGCTGGCTGACAATACACCCACGCAGGTCACTAAAGCGGAGTTACTGCAAGCTCTGCGGCTCGCTGGAGCAGAACAAACTCGCCTATGGGTACTCCAAGGATAAGGATTAGACATGGCAGAGCACGGATGCACAGAAGGTAAGCGGTTCGACCGCATAGAGGAGCTTCTCACAAAGCTGTCAGACTTGCTCGTTAGTAACGCGACCTGTGATCTACGCATCGACCACACAGAGGCTGTGGCAGTAGATCACGAGGCGCGTATTCGAGTATTAGAGAAAGAGCGTGAGAAAGATGGTAATAACAGTAAATGGGTAGAGCGCATCCTGTGGTTGCTATTTGCAACTGCTGTTGGTGTCCTAGCCAGTGGAGTACATTATGGCTAAGAAGTCCGCCCCAGAGCGGGAACTGAACGAGCTGCATGCACTTCAGACTAAAGTGTACACGATGGCATTGCAAAGTATTATAGACGCTTTGTCTTCGGAAGACGAGGAGATGAAGGCTATAGCAATGTCCGCTGTGAATCCTAGTCTGTTGAACGCTATCAACTCGTTCCTGAAGAATAATGACATAACCTGCCAGCCAGAGGTCCTTACTGAACTCACTAATACTGAGCGCAGACTGAAGGACAAACTGAAGACCAGATCAGAGATGCCTACATTTGATCTGGATGAGATGCAGGAAATGGCGAGGCAGTAATGGAACCAAACGAGCAGGCTGCTGTTCGCTGGCGAGAACTAGAAGCCCTGCAAGCGCATTACAAAGACTTTCGTACATTCTTGTATGACGTAATGACCAGCTTGCTGGGCTTCAATTGCTCGTGGCTACAGCTTGATATCGCATCATTCTTGCAGTTCGGCCCTACTTATATAATGATACAGGCGCAGCGTGGTCAGGCCAAGACCACCATCACGGCGGCTTACGCGGTGTGGCGTCTGATTCACGCACCTACAACCCGCGTCCTCATTGTGTCCAGTACAGAGGACATGGCATCTGAAATATCGAACTGGGTTATCCAGATCATCCGTGGGATGCCAGAACTAGAGTGCCTCATGCCTGATATGAACGCCGGGGATAGATGCAGCGTTAAAGCCTTTGACATTCATCATAGTCTCAAGGGCGCTGAGAAATCCCCTAGTATTAAGTGCAGGCCCATCACTGGTTCGCTGTCAGGTAATCGAGCCGACATTCTGATTGCGGACGACATCGAGACTCCCAAGAACTCACAGACTGAGGCGCAGCGCGAGATTCTGCGGTTCTTGACTAAGGAGTTCACTTCGATTTGTAGTACTGGCCGGATCATTTATCTTGGCACTCCACAGAGTATTGACAGTATTTACAACTCCTTACCTGCTCGTGGATACACGGTCAGAATATGGCCCGGAAGATACCCCACAGTTAAGGAGGAGCAGAACTATCAAGGACTGCTGGCCCCCATGATCGTCAAGCGCATGCAGCAAGACCCCTGCCTGAGAGAGGGTGCAGGTGTTACAGGGGATCGTGGGCAGGTAACTGATAGCGTTCTACTTGACGAGGAAACTCTGTGCAAGAAGGAGCGGGATCAGGGGCCTGCGTATTTCCAGTTGCAGCACATGCTGGACACTAGGCTTATGGATGCTGCTAGGTATCCTCTGAAGCCCGAGCGTCTTATCGTAGCTGAGTGCGGAGAGCGTGCTCCTTGCTTGATTACGGCAGTAGCTAGTGAGAACAACAGGTTTGAATTACCTGCTGGGTTCCCTATCAAAGCTAGGCTGTACAGGGCTAGTAGGAGTACGGATGAGCACACAGGGTTCGTAGGAACGCACATGTTCATTGACCCAGCAGGTGGAGGTGCTAATGCTGACGAAACTGGTTATGCTGTTACTAAGGCTGCTAACGGCTATATACATGCAGTTGAGATTGGCGGTGTAAAGGGCGGCCTAGATACGCCCAGCTTGCAGCAGCTAGTCGAAGTAGCTAAGAGATGGAAGCCGGATACTATAGGGGTAGAGAAGAACTACGGTAACGGTATGTACGCTGCTGTCTTGATGCCTATGATCTTGAAGGAGCATAAGTGCGGACTCGACGAGCCTTGGAACACGGGGCAGAAAGAGTCACGTGTCATCGGTGTACTTGAGCCTCTACTTGGTAACGGTAAGCTCATCATTGATCCTCGCTGTATAGAAGAAGACTGGGCTTCGGTTCAGCAGTACAGCATGGATGTTCGTGCGCAGTACAGCTGGTTGTACCAGT